CACCGCCATGCTGAACCGTGCCTATTCGCTCCTCACTGTGAAAGCGGTCGACGAGGACGCGCGGATCATCACCGGCATGGCGACGACGCCGACGCCGGATCGCGTCGACGACGTGATCGAGCCGGAAGGCGCACAGTTCAAGCTGCCGTTGCCGCTGCTGTTCCAGCATGACAGCAGGCAGCCGATTGGCCATGTCACCGCCGCCAAGGTGAGCAAGGCCGGCATCGAGATCGTCGCCAAGATCGCCAAGGGGGTCACGGCCGAGATTGATCGCGCATGGGCACTGATCAAGGCCGGTCTCGTGCAAGGACTCTCGATCGGATTTCAGCCGATCGAGACGGCATTCATCGACAAGACGAATGGCGTGCGCTTCATCAAATGGGATTGGCTCGAGCTTTCGGCTGTGACCATCCCGGCGAACAGCGAGGCCACCATCGCGACCATCAAATCGATCGACACCGCGCAGCGGGCCGCGCCTGGCCGCAAGCCGAGCGGCGTCGTTCATCTCAACCCACCCGGCGCCTCGGGACCATCCAAACAGTCAGCCCAGGAGGGCGCTACGATGAAGACCATTGCCGAGCAGATCACTGCTCTGGAAGCGAAGAGGATGGCGAGTGCTACACGCATGGAAGCCATCATGCAGAAGACGCTGGAAGATGAACGCACGACGGACGCGGCCGAGCAGGAAGAATTCGACAGGCTATCGGGCGACGTGGAAGCCATCGACAAGGATCTCGTCCGGCTGCGCCAGGTCGAGAAGGCGAAGGCATTCGCCGCCAAGGCGGTGAAGGTCGAGACATCGCGGGAGGGTGCCGACGTGCGCGGCGGATCGATCATCGTAAAGGCGCAGCCGAAGCTCGAGCCGGGTATTGAGTTTTCGCGACAGATGAAGGTCAAGATCATGTCGCGGTTGACGGGTGAGCGCGCGGCGGATGTCGCGGCAATGATGTACGGCAGCGACAGCGAGGTTGTCGTTTTCTACAAAGCCGCTGTCTCGGCCGGCACAACGATCACCGGGAACTGGGCCGCCAATCTCGTCGGCGCCGAAACCGGCGGCGCAGCAGTTGCCGCGTTCTTGGAGTATCTGCGACCGAGGACGATCTTGGGACGTTTCGGCACCGGCGGCGTTCCGGCGCTGCGGGCAATCCCGTTCCATGTTCCGATCATCACGCAGACCGGCGCCGGTGCTGGGTATTGGGTCGGGGAGGCGAAAGCCAAGCCGCTTACCTCGTTCAACTTTACACGCACCACGCTTTCACCGCTGAAGGTCGCCAACATCTGCGTCTTGAGCATGGAGAATATCCGCTACAGCAGCCCTAGCTCTGATGCGATCGTCCGCGACCAACTGGTGGCGGCATTGGCCGCGCGGCTCGATACCGACTTCATCAATCCGGCGAAGACGGCGGTGTCGAACGTGTCGCCGGCCTCGATCACCAACGGCGCTTCGGCAATCGTATCGTCGGGCGACGATGCCGATGCGATCCGGCTGGATATTCGCTCGCTGCTTGCCAAGTTCAATGCATCGAATAATCCAGTCACAAGCGGCGTGTTCGTCATGACGTCGGCTTGCGCCCAGGCATTGGCAATGATGGTCAATGCGCTCGGGCAACAGGAATTCCCGACCATGGGTGCGACTGGTGGAACAGTCTACGGCATGCCGGTGATTGCCAGCGACTATGTTCCCTCGGCTCTCGTCGTGCTGGTGAATGCCTCTGACATCTTCCTTGGCGACGATGGCGGTTTCCAAGTCGACACCAGCCAAGAGGCATCCCTGGAAATGTCGGATGCACCGACTCACGATTCGAGCACGCCAACGGCGGCGCAGTTGGTCTCGATGTTCCAAACTAACAGCGTTGCCGTGCGAGCTGAGCGAATCATTAACTGGATGCGAGCGCGCTCGCAGTCGGTCGCGTATCTGACCAGCGCCGATTGGGGCGGGCCAGTCCATACCGCATAAGTAAAAGGATCGACGCATGCGGACGCTGCAAACGCGCAATCTCCGCGCAATCAAGCCGCACAAGTACGGCACGCGGCATCTGACTGCCGGCGAGGAATACGAGGTGCCGTTGCGAGACGCGGTCGCGTTGGTGGTGAGCCGGAAGGCGCAGTTTGTGGCGGAAACTTCGCCTCGTCCCCCCGGCAAGCTTCCGCCGCCATCGCCGCCGGTTCGGGCCGTTGCCCCCGAGCCGGCGGTCGCTGCTGCTGTCGAGCGGATGGAGAGTCTGCGCGCAGAAGCCGAGCGGCTCGGCATCGAGGTGGACGGACGCTGGGGCACGATCCGGCTGCAGCAAGAGATCGCAAAGGCGCGCGCCTGATGCGGATCTTCGGCTTGCCGGTCCCGTTCACTGGCGAGAAGCAGAAGGCGTTGAGTTCGGTGTCGGCACCCGGCCGCGGCGGTTGGTATCCGCTCATCCGCGAGCCGTGGGCTGGCGCTTGGCAGCGGAACGTCACCGTCAATGCCGATACGGCGGCGAGCTTTCACGCCGATTTCGCGTGCAAGACGCTGATCGCACGCGACATCGCCAAGCTGCGCATCAAGCTCGTCGAGCGAGATGCCAACGATATCTGGAGCGAGACGACCAACCCGGCGTTTTCGCCCGTCCTGCGGCGGCCTAATGATTACCAGAGTCACAATCAGTTCTGGGAGTGCTGGCTGCTCTCGAAGCTCGCGCGCGGCAATACCTATGTGCTCAAGGAGCGCGATAACCGCCAGGTCGTCACCGCCTTGCACGTCCTCGATCCGACCAGGGTGCAGCCACTCGTCGCCGCCGATGGGTCCGTGTTCTATCGCCTGAGCAGCGACAACCTCGCGGGTCTGGAGGCTGACATCATCGCGCCGTCGCGCGAGATCATCCATGACCGGATGAACTGCCTGTTTCATCCGCTCGTCGGCACGCCGCCGGTGTTTGCGTCCGGCTTGTCGTCGATGCTCGGAATCAACGCGCAGAAGGCTTCGACGCTGTTGTTCGAAAACAGCTCGGTGCCGGGAGGCATCCTGACGGCGCCTGGCAAGGTCGACGAACATCAGGTCGCGCGGCTCAAGGAACTATGGGAGTCGGGACATGGTGGTTACAACCTCGGCCGCATCGCGATCATGGGCGATGGGCTGAAATACGAAAAAATGACGATGACCAATGTGGAAGGTCAGCTCGTCGAAAGCCTGAAGTGGTCGGCCGAGGTCGTCTGCAGCGTCTACCATGTGCCGCCGTACAAGGTCGGCGTCGGCGCGCTGCCGAGTTACAACAACGTGCAGTCGTTGAACATTGAATATTATTCGCAGGCGCTGCAGTCGCAGATCGAAGAGATCGAGGAGCTGCTTGATTACGCGCTCGGTCTCGGCGGGACCAACCTCGGCACCGAATTCGATATCGAAAATCTGCTGCGCATGGATACCGTCACGCAGGTGACGACCATCAAAGAAGCAGTCGGCGCCAGCGTGCTTTCGCCGAACGAAGGTCGCGCCAAGCTCGGCTACAAGCCGGCCAAGGGCGGCGAGTCGCCATTGTCGCAGCAGCAATATTATTCGCTCGAGGCTTTGGCCAAGCGCGATGCGCAGGCCGATCCGTTTGCGCCGAAGGCTGCCCCGGCACCGCCCGTGCCGCCTACTGCTGATGCCGCGCCGCCTGCTGTTGATGCTGCGGCGAAGCTTGCGGCAATTTCAGATCTGTTCGCGTGGGAACTGAAGGACGCCGCGAGGGCCAGCCATGGACCGCAGTGAGATCGCCGCGCTGGCCAAGGCTGTCGTTCCATTCGTCCGCGAAGCGGTGGCCGAGGCGCTGTACTCGATCACGGCGCGCCTGGCGGATCTCGAGGCGCTGGTCGAGAAGCGTAACGCCGGCCCGCCAGGTCCACCGGGCCCCGCTGGCGAGCTGGGGACGCCTGGAGCGGACGGTCCTCCTGGACCGAAGGGCAATCGCGGCGAAGCCGGGCAGCAAGGGCCCGCGGGCCCAGCAGGCCCAGGCGGGTCGAGAGGCGAGAAGGGCGATCCCGGTCGCGATGGGCGCGATGCCGCGAACCTGGCGGTATTGTTCAAACATATCGAGGAGAAGATCGCTGCCGGCCTCGCCGCTATTTCGTTTACTTCAGCCGATGGCGGGCGCACGCTGAACGCGGCGCTCGACGGCAACAACTGCGGTGAGATCAAGACAGGCATTCCGCTCGATGCCGGGGTCTGGAGCGAGGGGCGCGCCTATGTGGCCGGCGACTCCGTCAGCCACGGCGGGTCGATGTTCATCGCGCAGAAGGCGACCAGCGAGAAGCCGGGCAAGTCGGACGACTGGCGGCTGGCAGTCAAGCGCGGCGCCGATGGTCGCGACTTCCGGCCGGAAGACAAGCGCACGCTCGAGCCGGTCAGGTTCAAGTAGCGATGCACTCGATCTTCCAGATCATCGACGAGTCGACGGACTCGGCGGGGCCCGATCTGATCAGTTTGGACGATCTCAAGGCCGCGCTCGGCATCACCGGCACTAGCGAGGATGCGGCGCTGCAGGCCGCCATTACGTTCCAGTCACGGATCATTGCCGAATATTGCGACCGGCGCTTCGGGCGTGCCGAGGCGCTCGAGACGTTCCGGTTCGACCGCGGCGAGGTCCTGCCGGCGCGAAACGCTTTGGTGCTGAAGCTGTACCCGGTGGCCGAGGTGATCGAGGTTGCCGGGACAACGGACGGCTATGAGGTCGACCCGGCGACCGGCAGGCTGTGGATGACCAACGGCGGCTGTTGGGCCGACGTCGTCAGCGTCACCTATTCGGGCGGGTACGACTTGCCGGAAGAGGCGCCGGCGCGCCTGGCCAAGGCCGTCATCGAGGCTATTCACGAGGCGCGCACTATGGGGGCGCGTGACCCGTCGATCCAGTCGGTGGCGCACGGCGACGTGCGGATCGGCTACTTCTCGTCGCCGACCTCGTCGGGCTCGAGCGGCTACCTGTCGGCGCCGGTGGCCGACCTCATCTCCGGATATCGGCGGCTGCATGTCGCATAAGCCGGCGCCGTTCTGGACGGTGCCGTGCGAATGGGCGGGGGAGTGCTGTTACATCGTTGCCGGCGGGCCGTCCGTTGCGGATGTCGATCTTGAGCAACTCCGCGGCCGCCGGGTGATCGTCATCAACTCGTCAGTGTTTGCGGTGCCGTGGGCTGACTTC